CCAAACCTCAGCGACGAAGCAAAGTCCGATATCGTCGCTTCGCAGTCCGGCGTATACAGGCTGCGCTATATCGACGGGCTCTGGGTCGTCGCCGAGGGCTCGATATACCGTGACAGTTGGGACGACAAGCTAAACACGTTCGACGAGCCGCCGCTCGGGCTTCTCAGCCCCGGCGGTTATGCCGGCCACATCGATCATTGGTACGCGGTCGATCCCGGCGTCGACCACGTACAGGCACACGGCGAGTTCTACGATGACGGCCGCATAATCTGGCTGACGCGCGAACAATGCTGGGATTCGCGCGCGGAACGTAAACAGTTGACAGACGGTCAATATGCAGACATGCTCGAAACATTCGGCGCGAAAGGCTGCGAGGTTCGCCTGCCTCCGGAGGCCGCATCGCTGCGCGCTGAGCTCCTCATGCGCGGCTTTTGGGTCGTCGATGCGGACAACGCCGTCAACGAAGGCATTCATACCGTCAGCACCATGCTGGCCAAGCGGGCTTTCCGTATATCCAAGACCGGCGCGCCGCGTACTTACAAGCGCATTCCTACTTACGCTTGGGACGACAAAGCCGCCAAGCGCGGCGAAGAAGAGCCGAAGAAACAAGAAGACGACGAATGCGACATGGTGCGCTACGGCCTTCACGGCAAGGTACCGGCGTGGCGCGTGTACGGAACGGGAGGTTGATGGTGGCGTTTAAGGTTGGCGCGAGGGCGAAGGACGTACAAGATCCGGAAAAGCCTCATACGTTTCAAAATTACTACGCAGCGGGTGCGTGCAGGTTATGCGGTAACGGTAAGCGACATCCGCTTCATAACCCGCCCGCGAGCGACGCCACAGTGCTCCGCCGCAGCGTCCGGGACCGCTCTGCGGCGTCCGACGCGCTTCGTACGGCCTTACGGTCGTACGCGAAAGACGAACGCGCCACGGATGGCGCGGGGTCTTACGGCTTCGCTACGTTGCTCGCCGTTCTTCTCGCCTGGTACCGCGCGCAGCATCTGCCGCCGCAGGACTACGATCTTGAAACATACCAGCCTGCGCGAAAGACATTCTGAGTTCCTCCTGGGCGGTTGGAACCTGAGAGACACCGACCGCCTTCTTTTTACATCGGAGCCAAATGCGAAACTTCAGAGTAACATTGCATGACGGCGTGCGGCACATCGTTCGCGCCGTCGATTTTCACCGTCCATGCGAGTCAATCAACGGCCGGTGGGAATTTCTTGACGCCGACGACAAAGTGCTGTGGAGTTGGAACGCCGAAGAAGTTTCATCGGTTGTCGAAGGCATTACTTTGATGGAGGTTGCACGTGCCAACTAACAAGCGCGACGACACGCAAATTATCGGCATCACGGATTTGAAGCGCGCGGCGGAAATCAAAATTCCAGACCGCTACGCAGACCGTGTGAAAGAAGACCGCGAGGCGACGCAGGCAGAATCGCTTGCCGCCATCGAACACGACCGTTGCGATAAGCCCATCGCCGTCTGGCTCAGCGCGCAAGAACTTGGATTGCACGTCGCCAAGCACGGCACGCCGCACGAGTTCAACCAATTGTTGCTCAGGAAACTGCGACACGCCGGAGCGCCGGTCGAAGGCTCTGACGCTGGGTTCTTGCGCTTGGCGCATGGCGCGGTCGCTAAAGTGAAGCCCGACCCGTTGCTGCATGAAATGGGATGGCGGTACATCTGGTTAAGCGCCGAGTACGTGTCGGCGATTGCGAAAGGGGTGAAGTGATGCCTGTATATTACGTCATAACCAAAACCGGGAATAGGCACGAGATTGAAGCACCCAACGTTCGCACCGCCACCATCAAGGCCGAACATGAGTTCGGCCCACAAAACATTGCCATGGCTCCGCAAGAAAGCATGAAGAAGCCCGCCACCGACCGCGCCGCGTTGCACCGCGCACTCGACGCAGTGCTTGATGGCGCGAGGGCGAAGTAGTTCATCGTGTCAACCAAACTCCCACCGCTCGGCGGTATACCGAAGCGCCTCATTCACGATTATGAAGCCGGCATCGCCAAAATAACCAAACGCGTTCTGCCGCCGAAGCTCGCCGATAAAACGCCTGAGCAATGGTTGGCCGAAATCGCGGCGCGCAGCCAGCAAGCCGACATTCACGAAGCGTCGAACTGGCTGGCGCGCAAAATGGTACAAGCCGTAAGCGCCGTCAACATGAAGACATGGCGCCAAGCCGCGGCGAAGCACATGCGCAGCGCGAAGCTTTACAAACTGCTGCGGCAGGAACTGCAAGGCGCGACCGGGCGGCGAGTGAGGCAACTTGTGAAAGACAATGCCGAGTACATTCACTCGCTTCCATTGGTTCAAGCCACGAAGCTTACGCAAGAGATTGCGAAGGCTACGCAGCAAGGCGCGCGGCCGGCCACCATCGCCAAGATGATGCGGACCAGGTTCCCCGAGTTGCTGCGTAGCCGCGTGCGGCTGATTGCGCGGACCGAGTCGCAGAAGGCGTCGTCCGCGCTTACGCAGGCGCGTGCCGAAGACCTTAGCATTCCGTGCTACGTATGGCGTACGTCGAAGGATGCGCGCGTTCGTCACAGCCACGACATCATGGAAGACGTGATTGTGTTCTGGGACGATCCTCCTTCGCCTGAAGCGCTGGCCGGTATCCATTCAACGCTCGGCCACTACAATGCAGGCGATTCGCCGAACGACCGCTGCTATCCTGAACCGCTGCTTACGCTCGGCGACGTTAACTGGCCGCACAAAGTCTACAGTCATGGCGCCACTCACATGATGACGCTGCAGGCATTCAAGAAACAATTTGCGAAGTACAAAATCGAGGAGGAAGTCACAGCATGACGACGTTTGAATTGGCGATGAAGGCCGTAGCGCTTAGTACCGAGTTCACGAAGCTGCGTGTCATGGCGCTTGACGATAAGACGGAAGCTGCAAAGCAACTGCCGAACGTCGCACGGCGTTTCAAAGAATTGAAAGCCGCGGCGCAGTGAGCGCGCGTCCCTGTTACATTCGTCAACGCGCGGCCTGTGCGCTGCGTAAGCTTGACAAGCTCAATGCCGTCGTTCTCGATTCGCCGCGCAAGGCACCTGCCAGCCGCGTCGTAATGAACAAGCTCCAAGAACTTACCGCGTACATCGATTTGCTGTGCGCGCCGAACTTAACTGAAAACACACCAAAGGAGAATGCAGCGTTATGAAGAAATTGCTTACCACGCTGGCGGCCCTCGTAGCACTGGCGCTGCCTTCTACAATCTTTGCCCAGACGTATACCGCCAATGCAGGCATCAGCTTCTTTACCGGCTCCGTAGCCACCGCGACCGTCGTCAGCGGCAATGTGCGGCTTCCCAACTTCTCTGGCGCCGGCACTCTCAACATTACCGAGAGCGGCGTTACCGGCTCGCCGTCCGGTTGCACCATCGTATTGAAGTATCAGCAGAACAATGCGACCGTCGCGACTTCCGCCATCAGCACTACGAGCTTCACGCCGGCGACCGGCGCGCAGCAGTTCTACATCGTTCCGACCATTGCGCCGACCGGTGACAGTTATACCGCGACTTATGCGTGCTCTTCGACATATCCTACGGCCGGACTTATCAGCGTCAGCTTCAGCCCGACGCAGACCGAAGTGCTTGCAAATGTCAGCGGCGCCGGCGACCCATGCAAGAATCCGTCGGCGGCCACTTCATCGGTCGTTATCAACACGAGCGGCGCAGGCACTACGCAGTTGGTTGCGGCAAGCGCGGGCAAGGCCGTTTACGTTTGCCAGGCCACCTTCTCCGTATCGGCCACCACCGCAACTGCGGTGTTCGAGTATAGTACCGTAGCCAGCTGCGCCTCCGGCACCACGGCGCTTACCGGCGCGATGGGCGGCGCGGCGAATACGCAAATCACGATGGGCTGGGGCGGCGCAATCGTCACCGCGCCCGCCGGCAATGCATTGTGCATCGTCAATGGCGGCACCGGTACGCAGACCGGCGTACTTAGCTACGTGCAGCAGTAACATTGCATGGCTAACTTTAGCGTGCTGTATAACAGCGACAAAGAAGTCGAGGCGGCGGCGTTGGAGTACTTCTCTCCCGCCGCTTCGGCTGTGCGCGCGGCGCTGCGTTCTACGCTCGACAGAACGCGCATAGT